ATGGAACGTAATTTTCTTATTAAGGTTCGCTAAATAGTTTATTGACTTACCTTCATATACTCCAAACTCTGTGTAGTGTCCGTTAGGATGCTGTATGTTTTGCATGCAGAAGTTATATTCCATCATTCGATGGTCTAAAAGTATCATGGGTTGATATATAAACTCTTCTGGTCTCATTGTTCTCTAAACTTATTTACAAAATGTTGGGTTACTTTTGAAATCTTATCGTAGTAATCGTTTTGTTCGGCCCATTCAATAAACTTACTGTACTCTTCCTTAGACATTGGTTTGTCTTTATCTATAAAGTTAGAGTTGATATGTTCATTACTAAACCATACGGTTAGTATCTGTGGTTTATTCATTTAAAATCTCCTAATTAAATAAAACTTGATAATAAACAAATACTTGCATCCTGTCAATTACTTGTTTATATTGATTATACCAGTAGATCCACCTAGAAACGTCCTAGTATTCTAGGTTTAAAGCTACATTTGTCTCCTACAGCTTTGGAATCCTGGTATTTGAAGAGAAGGGAGAGATGGTTGTGGGTTATTGTCCTCCCTTCAAAGCTTTAGAACTATGACAAAGAAAAAAGTACACATACTTTACGGAAATATGACGGAAGAAGAGCTGATTAACTTGCATAAAGTTAAGAAAGAGGCGAGAATATATGGAGGTGGTACAGAATTAAAAGAAATACAAGCCGAATTAGAAAGACGTAGACTAAGAAGGCTAGAAAAAAAGAACCCAGAGGAGTATAAAAAGAGAATGTTAGAAAAACCAGAAGACAATAACGTAAAAGTTCCTACATTTCGTGGACTCACAGCTATGCAAGAGAAATTCTGCATGGAATTTGCAGGCCACGGCGACGAAGTCAAAGCATATTTAGCAGCAGGCTACCAACCAGACAAGAATGATGCACGAACTAGAGCCAAAGCTAGGGTAATCATGAAGAATGAAAAGGTTATGGAGCGAATCAAAGAGTATCAAGACGAAGCCGTAACTAAAATTACATGGACAAAAGAAAAAGTTCTAGAAAGACTAGCTAAAGTTTACAATGAAGCCATGCAAGATAGCGATTTTACAAATGCGAACAAGTCAATGGAACATATTGCCAAACATCTGGGTATGTTTGTAGATAAAGTAGAGCAGACTGTAAAGACGACTGGCTTTGAAAGTGGTAATAAGAAGAAAGACGTAGAAAGACTTGTAAAAATCGCAGGTCTAAAAGTCGTATCGTCAAACGATGAACCTAAAAAGTAATGAATCTATAAGCGACGAGGATATTGCCAAGCTTAGACACCTTGCATTTCAAAATGTTCGTGATAACTTCTCTGGTTTCATAGAAGCCTTTGCACCTAAACTTGTAGCTGACTTTAAAATGGGTAGACACATAGATGTCATTAGTAAAAAGCTACAACAAGTTGAACAAGGTGATATTAAAAGGTTAATGGTATTTCTACCACCACGTAGTTCTAAATCATTAATATGTTCTAAACTATTTCCTGCGTGGTATCTTGGGCGCCACCCTAATCATGAGATACTATCAGTATCACACAGTGACCAACTCGCATCTGACTTTGGTAGAAGTGTTAGAGATGTAGTTAACGATCAAGATTATCAATCAATATTCGAAGATGTAAAACTTAGATCCGATGTTAGAGCTGCTGGTAAGTGGCAAACAAACAAGAACGGTGTATATGTAGCAGCTGGTGTACGAACACAGATAGCTGGTCGTGGTGCGCATGTTGCTTTACTTGATGACGTAATGTCAGAGGAAGATGCATTCAGTGAGGCAGGCAGAAGATATATTAAAGAGTGGTACCCAGCAGGTTTACGGACAAGACTTATGCCGAATGGTTCTATAGTTATTATTAACACTCGATACCATGAAGATGATATATGTGGATGGTTATTATCAAATCAAAGTGACGATGATAATAAATCTTTAAACTGGGAAGTTATTCGTATACCCGCATGGGTTGACGACAACAGTAGTAAAATATTAAATCTACCAGTCGGCGAATCATATTTTCCTGAATGGAAACCAAAAGAGATACTTCAGAATGATGAGGCAGAGATTCGTAGACATAATGGCTCACGTTATTGGGAATCGTTATATATGCAGAATCCTGTACCAGCCGAAGGTGGTATACTTAAAAAATCGTGGTTTCAAATATGGGAAGATAAAGATCCACCTCAATGTGACTTTGTAATACAAACAATGGATACGGCATTCTCTACACGGACAACTGCCGATTATAGTGTTATACAAACATGGGGTATCTTTGTTACTGTAGAAAAAGATAGCGAAGGTGTTGAGCATGATGTCGGTAATTTAATATTACTTGGAAGTGTTCGAGGTCGTTTTGAATATCCAGAGTTACGAAGTAATGCACAAGATGCATTTGATGAACACAAGCCAGACATTATAATAATAGAAAAGAAAGCCAGTGGGCAATCGCTAATACAAGATTTACGGAGAGCAGGTTTACCAATACTTGAATATACTCCAGATCGTGATAAAGTGGCGAGAGCCTATGCTGCATCACCTTTGATTGAATCAGGTCGTGTTTGGTTACCAAATAAATTGTGGGCGCAAGTATTATTTGACGAAGCAATTAGTTTTCCAAATGCAGCACATGACGACCAAGTAGATGCAATGGTTATGGCGATACATTATATGAAAGATTCTTGGCACTTGCAACATCCCCATGATCCGTATTATAGTGATAATGACAATACTTATAAAAAAAATAAGGCAACCTATTGGAAGGTCTAATTAATTATGGCAATAGAAAAAAACCCAGACGATATATCAACCCCTATAGAAGTAGCAAAAGAAAAGGTTCAAAACCAATCTCAAGCTTTAGGTATAGATGTAAATATAAAAGAAGAACAGGAAGAAGACCTCGCCGTCAATGTAGATCCTAATACTGGTGAGGTAGAAATAGATTTAAATGAAGACAGTGGTAAGGTACTAGCTTCAATCAGTGAAGACTTCTATACGAATCTAGCTGACTTAATGGAAGAAGAAGATTTAGAAGACATAGCTCAAACAGTTATGGACAACTTTACATCTGATAAAGATTCACGAGAAGAGTGGGAGCAAACATTTGAAAGAGGATTTGATTTACTTGGTTTGAAACTAGAAGAAACTACAGAACCATTTGATGGTGCATGTACAGCAACTCATCCCTTAATTATAGAGAATGCCGTCAAGTTTCAATCCAAAGCATCACAAGAATTATTTCCGAGTAAAGGTCCAGTTAAAACTCAAATGGTTGGATCACCAACACCAGAGAAAGAGAAACAAGCACAACGTGTAAAAGATTTCATGAACTATCAACTCACTGAAGAGATGCCAGAATATTTCGATGAGTTTGAGAAGATGTTATTTCACCTACCATTAATTGGTACGGCAGTTAAAAAAGTTTATTATGATGAAACATTAGGACGACCTATATCAGAGTTCATACCTATTGATCAGTTTCACGTATCTAATTTAGTGTCCGACCTTCGTCGTGCCGATCGTTATTCACATATTATCTATCGTTCTGAAAATGATTTGAGAAAAGATATGGATGCAGGTATGTATAGTGAAATAGACTTAGGAGATCCAGAGCAAACAGATAGAGGTAACATTACATCTAAAGCAGAACAGATTATGGGACTATCGGCATATGATGAGAATCCGTATGACCCAAGCTATGTATTAATTGAACAACATTTATATTTAGATTTACCAGAACCATTCAACAGTCCAACGGGTGTAGCTTATCCATATATCGTTACAATAGATAAAAGTTCTAAGAAGGTTCTTAGTATTCGTCGTAACTGGAATGACGGTGATCCACGATTTGTAAAGAGAGAACACTTTGTTAGTTACAAGTTTGTACCAGGTTTTGGATTCTATGGACTAGGTTTAATTCATTTCCTTGGTAATCTTACTATGTCGGCAACGGCAGCAATGAGAGCGCTAATAGATGCAGGTCAATTCTCTAATTTACCAGGTGGTTTTAAAGCTAGAGGTGTTAGAGTTGTTGGAGATAATTCTCCGATAATGCCGGGGGAGTTTCGTGATGTTGAGTCAACGGGTTTAGATTTGGGCAAATCCATTGTTCCTCTTCCCTATAAAGAACCGTCTCAGACTCTTTATCAAATGCTAGGCTTTGTAGCCACTGCTGGTCAGAAATTTGCTGACACGACAGATCAAGTAGTGTCTGATGCAACGAACTACGGTCCTGTTGGCACGACATTAGCATTATTAGAAGCATCAGGTAAGTTCTTTTCAGCAATTCACAAACGACTCCACAAGTCTCAAAGAGACGAGTTTAAAATATTAGCTCGAATAAACAATGAGTTTTTACCGACTGCTTATCCTTATGATATTATAGGACAGTCTGCCGAGATATTCAAGCAAGATTTTGATGGTCGTATCGATGTACTTCCTGTTAGTGATCCGAACATCCCATCGAACTCACATAGATTAGCGCAAGCACAACTGATGTTACAGTTGGCTTCACAGTCACCTCCTGGAACTTTCAATATGCCAGAGGTAAACAAAGCGGTTCTTGCCGCAGCTAACGTCGATAGTCCAGAGCGATTCATGAATGCGCCTCAACAGGCAGTCCAACAAGATCCTCTCGCCGATATCATGTCGGCTACACGTGGACAGCCGATCAAAGCATTTCCAGGACAAGACCACAATGCTCACATCGCCGTGAAGACCGCATACTTGCAAGACCCGCTCAATGGTGCCAACCCGATTATGAAACAGGTAGAACCGATACTAATGGCTAACGTCAGAGAACATATGGTTCTACGATTCCAAGAACAAATGGGTGGACTAATGAAAGCGCAAGAGGGTCAAGTAGACCAAGGCGCTAGTCTAACTGCAATCATGTCAGAAAGTGCACAACAGATACTGCAAGCAAACCAGTTAGCAGCGCAAGGTGGACTAGATAGTATAGAGCAACAAAATTTAAATATCCAAAAACAAGCTATGATGAATAGAAAAGAACGTGAGGATAAAGAACTTGCTCTTGAAGAAAAGAAGATTAATATAGATGCCATGGTTGAAGCAGCTAAGATTGAAGAAAACAAAAAACAAAAAGACGATAACCTTACAGCAAAGGTAGTCACGGATCTTTTAAAAATAGTTGACAAACAAAAACTTCAAGAGGGGGGAGTCGTCGTACAACAACCAGGTGCGGCCGATGCCTTTAAACAAGCCGCCGATTTAGCAGTGAAGGAACCGATATCTCAACCACAGAACTTTTTAGAACAGGCTTTCGAAGCTCAAGGTATAGATCCTCAACGAGCTTACAAAGAAAAAATGGCTCAAGAGCAGATGGCTCAAGAACAAGCTATGATACCTACAGAACCAAAAGAAGTGGTAGAGACTGAAGAGGAGATGGCTAAGATATCTGAAATAGAAAAACAAGAAAAGGAGTTAGATATTATGAAACAACTTAGAGAATTTGGTGAGCTAACATACAATCAAGAGATTGGACCAAACAGTACCAAACCACATCACCCTACACCTACAAGTGGAGTAACGATTGGTTTAGGATATGACATGAAAGAAAAGACAGCCGAACAGATTATGAATGATTTAATAGATGTCGGAGTTGAAGAAGACAAAGCTCAAACATTATCTGAAGCTGCAGGTCTATCTGGTAAAGAGGCAACGGCATTTACAAAAACAAATAAAAGCCTAGCCATAACAGATGAGCAACAAAACAAATTATTCACTAAAATATTTGCGCAGTCTATAAAACAAACTGAAGGTGATTTAAGAGACATGGGTTATGACCCAAGCAC